CATAAATGGCAATTTCTTGAGGGAAGTTCTCGCTGACAATAGCAGAAGCAAAGATGTTTTTGTTGACAGATAGTGTCCTGATGCTGTTGCCAGGATCGATAACAATCGACTTGTTGATCGTGGCAAAGTTCTTAAGGAGGTTCTGAGTTTTTTTACTGAGTTTGACAAGGGACATAATGTAGTTAGAGGATCATTTATCGTAGTCTACAGCAAATGCTGTAGTATTACCAGAATTAATTTGGTTTGCTTTCTCACGCTTATCATTGAAGTGAAGTAACAAGATACCGTAGTGAATAATCTTTATGATATCACGACGTGCTGTACCTTTTCTATCATAGCGTGATGCATACTTAAGGACATTACTCCTACAGAATGCTTCTGCGTCACCTACTGAATCTATGAGGTCAAGAGTCTGTACGTTTCCGACTGAATAGTGACCTCTGTAAGTGTTTGCAATGTACTCGGAGATCTCTTTGAGATACTCTTCCTCATTGTACTTTCGGTTCATACTGAATAACCATACTGTTCTCGAAGGATCTTCTTATAAGGTAAACCCAGATCTCTGAGTTCGGTAACAAGTTTTAACTTGTTGTGAAGAGCAGTATCGCCACCCAGTTTCAGGGCAGCGACTACTGTTCTCAGTTCGTGGTCATCTATAGGAAGATCCATTTGAATTAAGTATACGTCAGTTTGGTTGATCGGTCAAGTCATCTGATGATACATTGAAATCAGCATCAATTTTGTCATACAACTCAAGGAATGCTTGCTTAGTCTCATCATCAAATCTGTTGATGCTGAACTGGATAGCGTCCTCCTTTGAACCGAAGATCTCGAATGCCTTAACGATGTGAACCAACCTACGTGTGGAGATCACCTCATCAATTCCTCCATCAGCGAAGGTCTTACGGATGATCTGTGCCCAGTCAGCAAGACGTGCACAGAAGTCTTTGTCAGCACATTGCTTGTGCAGAATTTTTACTTCTATTGCTGGTGATGGATACTCCTGTTCAAGAGTGATCGCAAATCTCTCAAGGAACGCTTCGTTAAGAACGTTAGTTCCTATGAATCTACCATCGTCAGAACCTTTACCCTTTGTGTTCGCTGTCGCAATAACATTGAACCCATCAGCAGGTCTTACATACTTACCTATCTTCTTAAGGAAAACACCCTTGCCTTCAAGGATGGACTGTAGACAAAGAATCTTGTTTGATGCAAGATCAATTTCATCTAGAAGGAGGATAGCTCCCCTTTCCAGTGCTTCGATAACTGGTCCATTATGCCATACAGTGCTACCATTAGAAAGACGGAACCCACCAATAAGGTCATCTTCGTCTGTTTCAACAGTAATATTAACTCGAATCAACTCTCTATTTAGACTTGACGCTGCTTGCTCTACACCAAATGTTTTACCGTTACCAGATAGACCAGTGATAAAGGTAGGATAGAACTTCTTACTCTTAATAATCTTCTTAACAGAATTGAAGTTTCCGAATGGAACATAAAGTTCATCCTTAGAAGGTACTAGAGATGCTTTTGGATCTGACTTAACGATCTGCTTTTCAAAAACCTCACGTGCTTCTTCGATGGTTAAGTTCCACTTACCTATGGACTTCTTGTACTGCTTAAGTCTCTTCTTGATTGTTGCATATGAACATTTGAATTCATCTGCTGCTTTCAATAATTCTTGTGTAGAAACTTCAGTCCCGAAGTTGCTTGTAAGGTACTCAACAACTCCTTCAGTTGTTACAGGGATTTCAGTTTGGAATGCCATAATGTGTTTTCTGTATTTGTTTTGTATGTACTAAGTATAGTGCAAAAAAGGGGTCTTGCGACCCCTTAGTAGACACTTATCCAACTGTCTCAGCGAATGATGCGAGCATCTTTTTATTGGATGCTTTGTTCTTGAACATCTTCTTGAACGCTGCACCAACTTGTGCCTTTGTTGCATCTTCCTTTAGATCATCTAGTGGATTGTCATCTACTATTGCAGTTGTTGGCATAACAAATAACTTGTCATAAGGTGACTGAGTTACTTCATAGAACTTTTGCTTTCTGAATCTCTTGATTGCTTCATCACTGAACTCAGTAATGAATCCCATATACTGAATCATTCTGAAGTATCCACTAGTGTCACGTGGTGTGATTAGACGGAACCCTAGCATTTGTACTTGTCTGAATGAATCCTTAAGGTTCTGGATGAATATATTTGTCTGCTCTAGAGGGTTATCCTTACGAGCATATACTCTTCCAGTCTTACGATCTCTCAACTGGCAACGTCCGTTGAATGAATTACGGAATAGGTTATCACTTAGTGCTGCTCTCTTGCAGTTGTAAGAAGGTTGTGCTGCTTCACCATCAGTCAGGATTGATAGAGATACTTTCTCTGCACCAGTTTTCTTAATGAACTGTGGAAGTACTGAGTGCATTGCTGCAATTGCTTCCATCAATGGTGTACCTGATAGACCTAAGATTGCAGGACATCCCATAGAGTATATACGAGACCAAGTTTTTGGTTGAGTGCTGTTAACACCAGCATTTCTCCAGAGTGCTAAGGCAGATCTATCTTTCTCTTGCTTGTTTCCATCTGAACTAAGCATTTCAAGTAGACCGAATCCTTGGTTGAAAGAGATTTTACCCAACTTCTCTTCGAACTTATCTTCTGTTCTATCGTAGTAGTTGTTAGAATAGATGCTATTGCTGAATGCATATACTCTATAAGGGATACCAACTTTCTGGCAGAACCAAGTTAGTTGAAGAACTTGCTTTACTGTATCGAATAAGCAATTGCTCATTGAACCAGACCAGTCTAGTAAGAAGACCATAGCGTGATTCTTTCCTTCAGGTAAGTTAGTTACCTTCTTAAAGAGATCCTCATTGTACTTGTAAGTGTGTAATCTAGCAGTATCAAGAACACCAGTACGACTAGTAGTAGCACGAGCATATGCAGATGCTGCTTTGCGACACTCAAACTCTTTAACGAGATAGTTAACTTCTTTCTGTGATGACTTAAAGAAGTCTCTGTAGTCTAACTCACTCTTCTCAAGGTCTGCTTTCTCAACATTGTATCTCCAGAGTTGACTGTCATTACCTTCTTCTGGCATCTCAACCTTATATCTCTCTTCAGACATCTGAAGTATTTCCTTCCAAGAGATGATCAACTTATCAGGATCAACTTTATCAATCTCAACATACTCAGTCTCATATCCACCGTGCTTAACATAATCTTTAACTTTGTCTGTGAAGATCTTATCTGTCTGTGCTTCTAATGGATCACCACCTTCTGTACCACCTTCATTTGTAGTAGGTATCTCTGCATCCTGAGTTACATCACCACCCTCTGATTCAGTATCATCACCTGATTGACCATCAGTATCTGCATCGATTGGATCTAAATCTGAATCTGCATCTTCTGAGTCATCACCTAGATCTGGATTTGTACCATTCATCTGAGGCATTTCGAATGCTGAATCTGCTTCCTCTTCTGCTTCTTCCTTCTGCTTCTTCTCATACTCTTCCTTCATAAAGTCGAAGATCTGTTTAGAAACGTTCTCTACATCCTCGAATGTTTCACACTGTCCTACTGCATCTACAAATACTTGCTCTTCGTCTGTGAATGCGATGTACTGGAAGTTACCGATCTTGTACTGTAGGTTGATCTTATCAATTAAAGAGAACTTATCAATGTTTCCTTGTACTTCAAAGAAATCTTGCTCACTCAACTCCTTATAACCTGCGAAGAATGTCTTAGGAAGACCTTGATATCTACGCTTCATTAACTTCTCGATACGAGCATCTTCTACTACATTCAAGAATGACTGAGGAACTTTACCATACTCCCACTCTCTTGGAGTGTATAGAGCGTGTCCTACTTCGTGACTGACGAGCATATCATATACTGCTTCTGTTGCCTGATCCCAGATTGGAAGTGTTAGTACACGTCTCTCTACGTCAAACTGAGCAGTCTCACAATTTCTATGCTCGATGATTAAATCCTCTGTTGCTAGTAGTTTAGCAAGGGTTCCTTTGACTTCTCTGTTGACTGTCATTTAATTCCTTCGTTTGTATACACATATTATAAGACCTCCGATGGCGGTCGGAGGTCTTTAGTAGACACTTTATCAACTGGTTGCGTCTGTCTCTCGCACTCTTAAGTGCACGTGGTTTTAATTTACGTTTGGGTGGCTTCCCAGAATTGTGTTGCCAGTTTGGAGTTGTCATTTTGCATTGAAGGCTATGGATACTCTAGGAGTATCTATAAGATTTTTCTCAGTTTTGTGTTCTAACCAAGATGGGAATAATACAAGAGTCCTTGGTGTAGGAGGGAAGTGACGACCTTCCTCTGTACCCCATAGACACATCTTAGAATAAGGATTGGGATTCAAGAATACAATCCCTCCCATCTGGGGAACACAGTCCTTATGATAGTATACACCAGATACTTGAAAACCTGCGTGAGTGTGTGCAATTTGGAAACTGTCCTTAGGTCCCCTATTCATCCAAGAATTCGCTATAGTACAAGTAGGATCTATATGTGCCAATGACTTTTCACAAAATGCTCTCAAGCGGGGTAAATTATATTTTTGAAACAACTGGAGATCATTCATCCCTGTATGTGACCCATAGACAATTTCTTCCTTGGCACCTACACTCAGGTGAGATAGGATGTCTGGATCATCAGGAATTCCATCGATCTCCTCGTCAATTAATGTGTCATTATGATTAAACACATATAGATGTGTTGGGAAAAGTTCCATATCGAATCGGATTAACCTTGCCAAATTAAATCAGGCATTTGCTGAGGGGAAGATCTTCCCACAGTGAGCATAAGAATGAAATATCCTATGAACCATATTACGTTAAATATCCACGCTTGTCTCCAAAGATATTTTCTGATACTCATAGAGATTGCAACTCTCTTTACATCACCTTCATTATCTTCTTTACCAATTGATCTAAAGATCTGTTCAATAATTACAGCAATAATTGTACCTACCACTAAAGGATAGAATACAAAATTTGCAAATGATATTATTGCTATTAGAAAGGTCATCTTGGTCTAGGTAAGTTAGGGAATCTTTGTAGTCTAACACTATCAGGAATACTCATCATAAAGGAAACCGACCATCTCTCGTCTTCCTCTCCATTCATACGAACCTCGTGGTCTTGGTAACCTGGCCAGAAGTATAGGTCACCTTCACGTGGTATCTGACAGTGTGTTGTTGGCCAATAAGGTCTTATTCTCCAAGTAGTCTCTACTGCGTGTGAAGGATGATAGAGATAAAGGTCACCAGTATTGCCAGGTGGAACCTGTAGATAATAGGTTCCTGCAACATCACACTCTGCGTGGTTGTGACGCATCTGGAACCCACCTTTCGGATTGATGTTAACCCAACAGTGTGTAACCTCAAGTTCTGGATCAAATAATTCTTGTTTTGATAACAGTAACTCACCAAACTCAGGATACTCTTTATGTATCTGATCATTAGTATGGATGGTACTATAACCAGTACCATAAAATTTATTCTCTTCAGTACAAAACTCATCACGACGTGCTAGTAAATCTTTCCTGAACTGACAGTGATTCTCATATTCGTTATTGCTTGTATAAAATGGAATGTCAAACATCTTCAAATACCTTTGAGAACTCATTAACCTTTTCAAACCTGATAGTTCTATCAAATTTGTCTAGGAGTACATCACCCTTATGAGATATGATAAACATATTAGTATCAGTATATAACTCCTTAAGAATTTTTAAGAGTTCTTCTGTTGCTGTATTATCTAGTGAACTATCAAATACTTCATCAAGTATCAATAGATTTGTAATGATAGAGTTCTTTAATTTAGCAACGTGTCTCCAAGTAAAGAGAAGTGATAGGTCAATCTTCTGCTTCTCACCTTCAGAGAAGGATGAATAAGAGAACTTATCACGATGACGTGACTTAATAACCTCACCAAACTCTTCATTCAAAGTAAAATTAATATATGTATCCATTGATGTAAGATACCTATTGATCCTCTGATTGATGATAGGAATATACTTAGAAATAATTTTTGCTTTGATACCACCATCCTTTAAAAGAGTACCAACTAACTTATAGTCTTGTGCTTCTTTGTTTACACCTGCACAAGCAGTCTCCTTATCATTATAATCTTGTTGTAATTTCTCCAGTAGTAACTGTTCCTTACCAAGATCTGACTCATCAGTTAAGTTCTTAATCTGAGATAATATATCAGTATTCTGTTTCATCAACTTCTGTTCTTCGTTTACTAGACGACGAATTTCAAATTGATATTCAGTTACATTAGAACTATCCTCTCTTAATTTCTCAATCGATTGAAGTGTCTTCTGTACTTGTTTCTCTAGAGTACCTGCTGCTTCATTTATTTCATCAACCTTTTCGTTTAAAGTTTTAACTTTGACCTGTCTGAATTTCTCTTCAATCTCCTGAGTACATACAGGACAAGATGAATTATCGTTAAAGAATTTAATATCTTTAACAACTCTCTCCTGTCTTCCGTTCAACTTACTCAGTATACCAAAGGTCTTTTTATATTCATCTTCCTTTGTCTTTAACTTTGTAGTGCTGTTAACGAGTTTGTTGATCTTCTTTTGAAACTCTTCGATCTCTTCTTTTAGACTCTTCATTCGTTCTTCATTGTTATCAAACCTTTCCTTCTGATGAGCGATTCTCTCATCATTAACAATAGTAAGTTTTGATAAGGTCTTCTCCTGTGCTTTGATAGCAGCAGTAGCCATTTCCAGTTCGTGCTTACAGTCACGAAGTATCTCATTGTTATCCTTTACACGCTCCTTGAGGAGCATATTCATATAAGAAAAGATTTGAATGTCCAGTAGATCTTCAATGACTTCTCTCCTATGACTAGCACCTAATTGCATAAAGGGAACAAATGTACTACTCCCTAGTATAACCACCTGTGTAAATGACTTGAAATTTAATTTTAATATACTTTGCTCAAGGTATTTCTGATAGTCTCTGTTAGCAGCATCCTGATCTATAAGAGAATCGTTACGATATATCTCAAATACACCTGGTTTAATTCCACGTACTACCTTGTAATCTATTGTACCTACTTGAAATTCTATCTCAACTAAAGTATCTCTCTCGTTGATTGTATTAACTAACTGTGACTTTGTGATCTTCCTGAAAGGTTTGTTAAACAATCCAAAGCACAGAGCATCCAACATAGTTGATTTACCTGCACCATTCGATCCAATAACAAGAGTGGAAGAAGTCTTAGTAAAATCAAGTTCAGTGAATTGGTTGCCTGTGCTTAAGAAGTTTCTCCAACGAATCTTCTCAAAGGTGATCATAATGACAGAGGAGGAATAACGAGATCTTCAGGATTGATGAAAGTATAATGATAGTTATGAGCAGAACAATTGTCTATAACAATGTCCTCCTCTACTTCAGTTACTTCCAGTGGACGTTTATAGTCAACTGCTTCTAGCATACCATAATAACGCACTGCGTCATCTTTGTCAACAAAAATTTGCACAACCTTATTTCCATCATCACCAGTGACAGCATATACTCCTCCAGTAGATTTATCCAACAATATGAACATTAAAGATTGAGTGCTTCTGTGTACAACGATTTCAAAATATTCACTACGTTAGTTTTGTCTATAGAATCTTCCAAGTCTTGTACATAATTTTCTAATATAGTAATCGTATCTTCTGTCTCAAGATTTTCATCCACGTCAACCATATCTAAAGATAGATCCTCAATGATTTTGAGATCTGCCACATCACTATCTTGCACTGATTTAATGTAACGATCAAACCATACTTGGTTCTCTCTGTTCTGTACGATTACCTTTACATAAGATCCCTTTAACTTAGTGAAGTCAGGTAAGGTTTCATAATCCTTTTGAATATCATCATAATATAATTTGTTAAAGATTTGATAAGGATTAAGATGGAATGTTAAGTTAAGTGTATCTGTATTTAGGGTGTGGAACCCTCTTCTCTGACCGTAATCATTCCAGTAAAGTTGGTACGGATTTCCGAGATAGTTGATGTTACCTTGCTTTGACTTCATATGGAAGTGTCCTGAGCAACATAATTTAAACTTATTATAAGGTGATGGATCATCACCGTGCTCCATAAACCTACCTGGTATAGCTTCAAATCCTGTTAGTTCTAGATGTCCAAAGCATACTGGTGCATCTGACTCTTCAACCATCTGATCTATTTGCTTTCTATTATCGTCACAAATCCAAGGCAGCATTAATATTCTAACACCTTCAACTTCAATCTCTTCTGGTTCTGTGTAGATTTTTATATTGTCATACTCACCTAGGAGATGCTGAGGTGAATTAATTTTAAGTGTGTTCTTATAGTATATGTCGTGATTGCCTATCAACATATGCATCTGGATACCCATCTCTTTGAGAGGATCGAACCACATCTCTCTAGCAGATTCAAGCGACAAAAAATTTATAGCCTTTCTCTTATCAAAGGAATCTCCAAGACACATTACAGTTGTGATCTTGTGTCTCTTGATATATGGTATGACTGTATTAGTATAGAACTCTCTATACTTCTCTATGAATACTTGATTATCGTTGCGTACTCCAAAGTGCTGATCAGTTATCAGCAGAAGTTTTTTGTTCGATGTCATACTCAATTACAATCTTCTTGGACATTCTACCAGTTGAATTGGAAGTGGTCAACTGTGACCACTCACCTTTAAGCAATGCTTCCATTACCTTCTTATCCAACCCGCATAGGTTTACAGCATTATCTACTGCTGCTCTGACTGATTCAAGACCATCTGGATATATCGTGACCTTAAATCCGTGTTTATCTAATTCTACTTCTGCTGTCATTGTTCTAGATACCTGATTGCTTTTTTAAGTATACTAACATCATCATTAAATCTAGATAATGCTACATTACAACTATCACATAACCATCCACGAAATTCTCCAGTCTTATGATTATGATCTAAACATAATTTCCTATGCTGAGATTTATATGGAGATGTAGGAGGTTTACCACAAATATCACATACATCTGGAACTGGTGGTGCAGTCCTTCTAAGTGTTGCTCTAAGCCTATCGTCTGCTGCAACACATTCTTTACAATCAATGTTAACTCTTTTCCTTACAGTACCTTCACCTCTCCATCTAAAAGATGATAGAGGAAGATCCCTACCACACTTCCTACAACTTTTAGTAGGTTCTTCTACTACTTCAATACCTAGAAGATCAGCAAGAGGATTGCTCACCTTCTAAACACCCCCAGTCTTATAAGGATGTACATAATAATAACAGTCCAAAATAAAGTGTACCACATAATTAATAACGAGTGTTCATTTCAATACGTGACTTGATGCCACTTAGTTCTGCATTAGAAGAAGGATCATCTGAATGGAATACTTGCTCAAATCCACTCTTCTCTATAATCTTATCCTTTATATCCATCTGTCTTTTCTCTTTAGCAATTCTTCGTAGGAAGGCATAGTATACTATCTGTGTAAAATATGCGAAGGGGTTCTTAGACTTAGCAGGGTCGAAGTTGTCTATGTACTGTACACAGTTTTCTACACCGTCTGATATCATATCCTCTTTGTACATATAGTTGATAAAGTTAGGACGATAAGACAAATGTGTTGCTATCTTTAAAAAGCAATCACCTATGTATTCATCTATTCTAGGTTTCTTTTTGTCCCTAATTTTAGCCAATTCAACCTTATCACGATAAGCCACGATTGCCTTTAGGAACTTTTGGTTATCGACGTAATGTTGATTTTTGCTATTTTTTCTCGCCACCATAAATGCCATATCTTACAGGTAGTTGCATAACAAAATTATATCAGAAATGGAGTAGCTTGACAAGTTGTGTAAATTTGGTTAGACTCAACACTGTCAGGGTTGGCGGGACAGACTTAGCTAATATCTTGATTAAATAGATCTTCTAATTTCTTTCGGGTCTCATCGACTTTACCGATAAGTCCCATACCCATATTAGGATCAATCTCTTTTGAAATAGATTTACCTTGAGGATGTCTTACTTGCATTTCAGATTTAATAAAATATTTGTACATTAAAATTGCTTCCGTACTTAACGGAGCGATTGTAAGGATCCTATCTTCGGGTATGATATAAAAATCTTCGGCGGAAAAAACCATCCACTTCTTTAGACCTACAGCTACAGCCCTTTTCCCTTCGGACACAGTATCATTTGCGTGAACCTTTGCAGGATCTTGAATGAATGCCATATGTCCACCTTCTTCATCAGATACTACTATCTTACCAATGATCTCTTCTCCGTTCATAAGCTTGATAGCTCCGAAGAATTCTTCATCAGGTCGAATGTAACTGAGGGATTGACTCATTTCTTGTCTCCTAAATTAATCTCAGTGATGCCGTAGGTGAACTTCTCGTCGTTATAAATTCGGATCCGTTCAGTCAAATGGTTTAGAGTGAAATTTCTAAACTTACCATTACTAATGTCATCAGCAAAATCATAAAGTGTAGCACGTGCCTTTGAATCGTGCTTCCTCAAGGCTCTACCTATTGATTGTAGGTTCCGAACTCTTGATTTAGTTGGTGAGGCAAAGATAACATTATGTAGGTTCTTAATATTGATACCAGTACTAAAGGTACCGTACGAAGCAAGGATGATAGCGTTGTCAGACGCTTCACAGATTTGTCGTACTTCTTCACGTTCATCAGTGGGTACACCACCGTGAATATAAAACAAATGTTTAGATTTGTTATTACTATTTAGCATTTCCCACAAAACGTCTCCGTGTTTTTCGATAAAATTGAATAGTATCAAGGTGTTTCCAGAGATATCCTTTGCTAATCCAGTGATGATTTTATTCCGTTTCCTATTTCCTATGATATAATTTATCTCATCCTGATAGGAATCAAATCCAA